TGGGCACGGGAGCAGCTTATGGGACAACGGAAACTATTTCGGGCCTGTCCAGCGCGGCATCCGCAACTTCCGCGCAAATTACCACCCCTACCACATGGTTAAGTTTAAACGCGCCGAACACTCTTTTGTACGGGTCCTTAATGGAAGCTTACACCTATATGAAGGGGGAGGGAGATATGATGCAGTTGTATGAGCAAAGGTTTATGCAGGAAGTTCAGAGATTAAAAGATTTGGCCGAAGCCAGAGAAAACAGTGACGCAAACCGGCGTGGGCTTCCTGACCGGCCTAGAACATAGGAGAAATTTAAATGGCGAATAACGCAACCACCTATCTAGAAAGAAACATCTTGTTGTTTTTGTTCAACAACAACTCAGGTTCTTTCGCCACTCCGGGGGACAGCCTTTATGTCGGGCTAGCCACCGCTGTAACTGACCCCTAAGCTGGGACAGTCACAGAAGCCAACTTTGTTAATTACGCAAGACAAAACGTCACCGCAGCTAATTGGACGGTGACTGGGGCAGGGGTTGACACGCAAACCGCGAAAAACTCTGCCAACATTGATTGGCCTGCTTCAGGGGGAACAACTAACATTATAACACACGCGTTTATTGCAGACGCGGTAACCGGCGGTAATATCCTCTTTATTGGTGCCCTTGACGCCTCCAAAACAATTGAAGATACGGATATTTTTAGAATTAACCTAAATAACTTGACGGTAGAGCTTCGGTAATGGCGCTTGTTTTAAAAGATCGTATTAAAGAAACCACGGCCACAACCGGTACAGGGACGTACACCTTGGCGGGCGTGGTAGACGGGTTTGAAAGTTTTTCGGAAGTAGGTGACACGAACACAACTTATTACTGTTGTACAGACGGTCTTGATTTTGAGATTGGTATTGGAACATATACCGCGTCGGGTACAACATTAGCGAGAACAACTATCCTTCAGTCAACCAACGCAGATGCCGCAGTAAACTGGTCTGCGGGAGACAAAGACATTTTTGTTACGCTCGCCGCGGAAAAACTGGTTTTTGAAGACGCTAGTGGGAATGTGGCCGTAGCAGGCACAGTTGATGGGCGCGATATTGCCACAGACGGCAATAAGCTGGACGGCATAGAGGACTTTGCGGACGTTACCGATGTTACTAATGTCACCGCCGCGGGTGCAGCAATGTTGACGGGAGCCGTTTTCACCGGAGACGTAACTGTACCAAACCTTTTAACTTCTGGAAACATTGATGGCCGGGACATATCTGTGGATGGGGCCAAACTAGACGGTATTGAGGACTTTGCGGACGTTACCGATGTTACTAATGTTGCGGCAACAGGCGCAATGACCCCGGGTTATAGCGGTACTTTTACCATTGCTGATAACGGAACTATTTTTTTTGGGAACGGAAACGACCTCTTTATCACGCATAATGGAACTAACTCTTTAATTAGAGATCAAAACGTAGGCGACCTTCAAATTTCCGGAGCGAACGTAGTACTTCAGTACAGAGCAAGTAATGGAACGCTTACTTCTAGATTAGAATGCGGCCAGTTTGGTTTACAGGTGTTTGACGGGTCTACACAGGTATGTGACTTTAACAATTCCGGTGTGGTCTACGAACTTAACATGCAGCAGCAGCAAATGAATGTGAAAGAACGGCATCTCACCCCTACTGCGGCCGCCTCAATGCAATTCAACGGGTATCAAGCTAGTTCATACTCTTTTACAAGAACAACAAATATCACAAGCATGTTTTTTTCTGGAGTTGCAGGCGCTCAAGCAAGTTCCATAACAATGTATATCTCAGCCAATTCTTCGGGAACTGCGTACACTATTGCTTGGCCTAGTTCGGTAAAATGGCCGGGGGGCACCGCGCCTACATTAACCAACACCCCGAATGCGGTGGATATTTTTGTTTTCACAACATATAATGGCGGCACCGACTGGTACGGGTTTATTGCCGGTCAGGATATGTCTTAGAAATGTTGCGCGTTGCACACATGCTAGCGGCGTCTGTTGCGGCTCCTCCCCCACCGGCGACTTCCGTAGCTCTTGCGGCTGCTATTAATGGCGGCGTTTTACCCGGCGGGACAAGTCAGGGCGCTTACAGTACATGGGCGTATACCTTTACTGCTCCTGCTTTACCGGCGGGTTATGTAGCTGGAAGAAGGCAGTTTTTTGTAATGACGGGTACTAGAGATTCTAATGGGGCAGTAAGAAACAACAGGTACACAGATACTTTAGTGCAACTTAACTTGGTAAACTCAGCTAATAGTATAAACACAACCCTTGCAAGAACATCTATGGCAGTAGAGGTTGACGGTCATTCTGATTTCAACAGTGCAATTATAGGTCATATTCCAGCAGATGCGGTAGGAAGCACAACCATTACTGTAACTAGATCTTACTCACAAGGGGGTGGATCAGATTTCATGGGCGTTATTGTAATAGATGGAGTAGCAACCATAAACTCGGGCGTAGTGAGTTCAAATGACACTCAATTCAGCACAAGTTCTGTAAGTGTAAATACAGGAGCAGCGGGTACTGCGGGAACCGCCCAATTAAGGCTAGTCGTAGGGGCTTCAAGCAACTCAAGCACATCAAATCCTGTTTATAATAAAAATGCTAGTGAGCCAACATATACAACGCTGGGGCAGGGCGAAAACGGAACTTCAGAACGATTTGGTATGTTTTATAATTTTAATGCTTCCGGCGGTGCAATTACGCAAGCAATAAATGGAAGTGTCTCAACCGCTGCGGCTTCAAGCAATGGTCTAGGCCATGCCGCCGCATTAATAAATTTAAGTGGGTAGCGAAAAACAATGATTAGTGGATTTTCCATTGCGGAAGCCCCGATTTCAGCCGCAGGCGGGGACTCAATAATTTCCGCAGAAGTGGCTATGGTTTTTGATTTTACCCAAACCAGCGTTGCGGCCCGGATTAGAACTAGACCCGTAGATATAATTTCCACCTTTATCACAGTCAAAGTGGCCTCGGGGATTATGGCCGGAGCTTCGGACATGAGCTTTAACTTTGTTCAATCATCTTCTGGAGGTAGGTTACGAACAAATGTCGTTTCTTTGAGCAGTGAGTTTGTACAGACCACTTTTGCAAATCGGATACAAGCGGCCCCTGATATAAATATGGAGTTTTCGTTTACTCAAACGGCTGTTGGGGGTTTGACTTGGCAAAAGATAGACCCCGTAAGGGTAAATAATTGGTCAAAAATATCTCCCACAGGTGGGACGTGGACAGGAATAGATACAAATGTTAATGTAGAATCATGGTCTGAAATACAGCCGTAAAGCTACTAGAAAAAAGGTGGTTTAAATGCCAACAACATATACAGACAACACCGGTATAACAAAACCGGGCCCCGGAGAACAAAGTGGAACTTGGGGGACTACGGTTAATACAAATTTTGATATTATTGACCGTGCTTTAAACGATGTCGGCACAATAACTCTTTCCGGTTCGACGTTTACTATTACGACGAATAACGGGTCTCTTTCTGATGGGCAGTACCGTACTTTGGTGTTTGTAGGAACACTAGGATCAGACTGCACGGTTACGATTGATCCTAACGGTGCATCTAAAACCTACCTTGTAAAAAACGACACAACCGGTGGTTTTTCTGTGATATTGAGCCAAGGTAACGGCTCCGGCGGTACGTTAACCGTTCCCGCGGGGCAGGTAGCTGTCGCGTACACCAACGGTGCGGGGGTCGGGGCTAAAGTAGATGGGCAGGCATTTTCCAGTGTAACAGACGCTTTGACATTTTCTGGAGCCGTGAAAGTTCAAGCCACAAATACCGGAGCAACTGTTACAGGAAACTTGATTAACGATGGGGTAGAGGTTCTAACTGGCGGTTATCTAAAGGGTGCCCCCGGTTCCACTATGTCCCTTGAAGGTTACTTCAATAATGGCACGGAAAACATAGCTGTTGGAGACCTTGCACTTGGGGGCACGGCAACACCAAACTCAATGTCAGGGGCTGGAAGAAATGTTGCGTTAGGAGCTCAAGCTTTAAAACTCTTAGCTTCCGGTGAATATAACACCGCTATGGGCTATAAAGCGCACAGCAGCATGGCTGACGGCACCTACAACGTCGCGATAGGTAGTGAAGCGGGATTAAGTCAAAGATCCACAGGGAACGTATCTATTGGTGCGATGTCCTGCACCATTGACGGTTTAACTGGAGCTCTAGGTACGGCTGGAGAAAACGTATCTATTGGTTATAAAGCGGGGGGACAAGTCGGCTCCGCGCCCACTGTGTTTTCCAATTACAAAAGAAACGTGTGTATTGGATCAGAATCCGGTATTACGTTAGGCGGCGGTTCTGCGGAAAACGTAATAGTAGGGTATAGGTCAGGTCCAAATGCACAGAGCGCATCAAATCTTATTAATAATGTGTTTATGGGGAAGAACGCGGGCCAGAACGCAACCAGCGGCCAAAGCACTGTCGCCATAGGTACTGAGGCAGGCTACCTTTTGACAACCGGGGGCTTAAACACTTTTATTGGTCGCCGCGCAGGGAACAGCGGTGGTTATGACATAACCGGTAACCAAAACACGGCCGTGGGCTACTTTGCTTGTTCTAACGGGCTGGGACAAAATAACACCACAATCGGCAATGGGGCGGGCGATTCAGGCAGTCCTTTTAGCTTGATCGGGGCTTCACAAATTGATCATAGGGTTATTATAGGCAATAACAGCATAACAAACGCCTATATTAATGTAGCATGGACCGTGACTTCTGATGTTCGTGATAAGACAAACATTGAAAATGTTGATCTCGGATTAGAGTTTTTATCTTCTTTTTCCCCCATTAAATTCCAATACACAAATAACCGGGAAGATCGGGAGCCGCACGGATTTGTGCATTACGGCTATAGCGCCCAAGACGTTTTGGCGGCAGAAGGTGAAAACCCCGTAATTGTTGACACGGAACAAGACGAAAAATTAAAAATGAAAGAAACACAATTAATTCCAGTTTTGCATAATGCAATTTTAGAATTAAAGGAAGAAAATGCTGCCCTCCGCGCAAGACTAGATGCTGCGGGTATTTAACCGAGGGGTTTTAAATGCCGTTAACAAAACTACAATTTAGACCCGGCGTTGTTAAAGATTTGACCTCTTATTCTAACGAGGGGGGTTGGAGAGATAGCGACAAGGTACGGTTCCGGCTTGGTTTCCCTGAAAAGATTGGCGGTTGGGAAAAATATTCTTCGCAAACTTTTTTAGGAACTTGCCGCGCGTTGCATAATTGGATTGCGCTAGATAGCTCAAATTTTATGGGACTTGGTACAACAAGTAAATATTATGTTGAACAGGGGGGAGTGTATAACGACATTACCCCTATACGCGAAACAACCGCCGCAGGGGATGTTACTTTTGCCAAATCACTCACTTTTTCTCCTATAATTAATGTGTTTGACAACGCTCATGGAGCAGTATCTGGTGACTCGGTAACTTTTTCTGATGCGGTTAGCTTGGGCGGAGATATAACCGCGGATGTTTTAAACCAAGAGTATCAAATCTCTACTATATCAAGCGACAACGAATACACTATAGTCGCAAAAGACCCTGTAACAGGGAACCCTGTACTTGCTGCGTCTTCCGATGTAGGCAACGGGGGAACTGCAACAGTGGGTGAGTACCAGATAAATTCGGGACTCGACACACAAGTTGGGGGCACAGGTTGGGGCGCAGGTTTTTATGGGGGACCTTCGGGGCACACGCCTGCCAGCAGTATTTTGGCAGGCTCTATTGGTCCAACAAGTTCGTCCATGAATTTAGTAAGTTCTTCGGGATTTCCTACTTCTGGTCGTGTTGTCGTAGACAGCGAAATAATTGCTTACACTGGCGTGGCGGGAAATACTCTTACCGGGTTGGACAGGGGCGCATTTGGTACAACGGCCACCCCCCACACTTCCGGAGCAACGGTAACAGAAGCCACCTACGGGTGGGGTATGCCGTCTGATCTCACGACAACGCAGCAAATCAGGTTGTGGTACCATGATAATTTTGGCGAAGACTTACTTATCAACCCGCGCGACTCCGGAATTTTTTATTGGGATAAAAGCGAAGGTACAGGTGTCAGAGCGGTTCTTTTAAAAGATTTTCCTACCGGGGTAAAGACCAGCGTCCCCACTGTATGCAAGCAGGTGTTGGTTTCGGACCGGGATCGCCATGTCATTGCCTTTGGCTGCGATGGGTTTGGGGCTACATCTAGCGACCCCGAGGGCGACGGTATTCAGGACAATTTGTTAATCCGTTTTTCTAGTCAAGAAAACCCTTTAGATTGGTTCCCGACTACCGCAAACACTGCGGGAGATTTAAGGCTTGGGGCAGGATCAACTTTTGTCACGGCTTTAGAAACAAAACGTGAGACGCTGATATTTACCGACACGTCGCTAACATCAATGCGGTTTATTGGTCCCCCGTTTACTTTTGGTTTGACACAACTTGCATCAAACATCACGATTGCCGGTCCAAATGCCGCAATAGCTACAGAAGATTTTGTGTTCTGGATGGGTATAGATAATTTTTACGTACACGCGGGACAAACCGCTCAACTTCCTTGTACGGTTAAAGATAAAGTATTCACAGACTTTAATTTAAGTCAGATAAGCAAGGTTTATGGGGGCGTGAACTCAGAATTTGCGGAGGTAACTTGGTTTTATCCTTCCGCCGATTCTGAAGAAAACAACAAGTACGTTAGCTATAATTACTTAGAAAAAGTCTGGTATTTTGGCTCCTTGGCTAGAACAGCTTGGCTTGACCGTGGGGTGAGGAACTTCCCGGCGGCTACAAATGCGAACTATCTTTATAGCCACGAGTTTGGCTACGATGACGACGGCGCGGCAATGAACTCTTTTATAGAATCTTCTGTTATGGACATAGCCGACGGGGACCACTTTACATATATACGAAGAGTCATACCGGACTTGACTTTTGTTGGGTCAACGGAAATCTCTTCGCCACAAGCTACTTTTACGTTAAAAGCAAGGAACGACCCGGGGTCTAATTTTGATAGCGTTCAGTCTGGGGCTACGGTTAGAACAGCTACGAGTCCGGTAGAGCAGTTTACCGGAGAGTTGGATTTACGGGTTCGGGGTAGATCTTTTGCTCTAAGAGTGGAATCTAACGCGCTTGGGTCAAAATGGAGGCTGGGAAGCCCCCGCGTTGACATGCGCCCAGATGGTAGACGGTAAATGGCAAGTGTTGAAATACCCGCCCCGAGGCTTCCAGACCCAACGGGGGAATACGATCCCGTGTATATGCACGACTTAATCCGTACACTCCAATTGTTTATAGAACAGGAACGAAACCCGGGGGAGTTAAGGGCTACCAAAATTACTCTAACGAGCCTTCCAACCAGCCCGACGGGTTTAGAAACAGGGGCGGTTTGGAATGACGCGGGAACCGTGAAGATAGTACTCTGAAGATAGACGGGTTGAAAAAAAACATGTATAGTAACAAAACATCTAAACAATAAGGGCTGTTATAATGGCACAGGCAGCAGAAAAAGTTCTGGAGTTTCCCGCAGGTGGTATAGCCGACTTCTACATGGAAGACGACGATATCGCGGCAATGGAGCAAGAAGAAGCTAAGAAAGCTTTTGGGGACAGCGGAATTGCGAACTTTTCCGATGTTGCTAGACGCATGGCCTCTTACGGTCGAGGTGGGGACGACACAATAGCGCACGTTGCTACTGGTGAAATTGTCATTCCATTGCCTTTGATTGAAAACAACCCTGAGATGAAATCGTCCATATTCAAGCATTTAGAAGAGCTTGGGATAGAGGACCCTGAACAGTATGTAGTGGGTTCAAGCGCCAATTCAATTAACCCGGAAACGGGCTTGAGAGAGTTTGGTTGGCTATCAAAGACGGTTAAAAAAGTCACACGAGCGGTTAAAAAAGTTGGCAAGTCTGTTGTAAAGGTTATTAAAAAAGCTGCTCCAATAGTGCTACCGTTTATTTTAGGACCAGCAGGTCTTGGCCTAAACATGATGTATGCGGGCGCACTTGGTGCAGGTATTGGCACATTAATACAAGGCGGAAATATTAAAGATGCTCTGAAAAACGCTTTGATTGGTGGAGCTATCGGTGGTGTAACCCAAGGTGTTCAAAGCGGTATGGCGGCGGGCAAAGGTAACTTTATAAAAGGGTTTACCAGCGGTGTTAAAAATGTTGCAACCAACCCAATGCAGTCTAGCTTTACTCAGGCGATGTCGGGCGTGTCTTCATCTATACCGGGTGCTGGGGAAAACCTTAGTAACGCAGAGCTTTCGCAAGCCACCAATACAGGGGATCTTAGTCCTGCTGATATTAAGGCTCTAGACACAGACATAAGTAAAAACTTAGCCTTAACTCCAGACATAACTAACCCTTATGGCCCTGATCCAAGGGCTATGTCTGGCAGTATAGGTGATACGCCTACGATGTTTGCGTCAGGTGTTCCGGATTCCACCTTAAGTAATATTCAGGCAGGTTCCACCAGCGCCGTCGGTGGAGACGGCATTTTAAACAGTATTAAGGATTACAGTACTAAAGCCGGAGATTATCTTTTCCGTGGTGGACAAACCAGTGAGGCAATTGCGGGCAATGCAGAATTAGCAAGACAAAAGGCTATAACCAGTTATTTAGATAACCTTCCAGCAGGAATAGACCCTAACTCTGCTGCTGCACAAAGTGCTGCCTTGAAGGCAGGCGAGGCCGCCGCAGCCGGTGCCGGTCCGGGAATGTTAGCAACATACGGCCCATCTTTAGCTTTGGCTGGTGGGGCCACTTATTTAGGGGGAGGCTTTACAGCACCCGAAGTTGAAGAAGAAGACCTTGGGCCAACAGGGGAAGACTTACGGACGATGTACCCCGAAAAATACGGGTTCAGCAACCAAGAAGCACCGCGCCGCTCAAACCAACCAACTTATGTCGAGTCTAGTTTCAAGCCCGACCCCCGGTTTATGTACCCCGAATTTAGACGCGGGAACCCGTTCTACAACCCGGATTCAGTTTATCAAAGACGTGCAGAAGGTGGGGAGATTTTCCCACGCCGTATAGGGGGGATTATGCCCGACGAAGGTATTCCCGGAAGAGATAGCGTACGCGCAATGTTAATGCCGGGTGAGTTTGTTATGACAACCGATGCAGTCAAAGGTCTTGGTAACGGAAACAACCAGCAAGGAATCCAAAACATGTATCAGATGATGCGTGGCCTTGAGGCTAAGGGAAAGGCAATGGCGTAATGGCTACAGAAACTCAAATTGTAAGAGAAGGTCCAGAGGTTGAAGCCTATAAATTAGCTCTCTTAGAAGAAGCTAAGAAACTGGCAGAGCAGCCTATTGATTTACCGGCTCAACAAATTGCAGAAATGTCCGCCTTACAAACCGGGGCTATGGAAGCTGCCGCTCCTTCAGCAGAAGGAATTGGTGGGTATCAGCCGTATTTAGAGCAAGCCGGTTACTCGGTGGGGGATGCGGGTGCCGCTTTAGACCCAAACAACATCAGCACCTTTATGAATCCGTACCAAGATGCAATACAGGCGGAAATAGTTCGGGCGTATCAGCCTCAGTTTAACCAAGCTTCTGCCGCAGCAATAGGTGCCGGGGCTTTTGGTGGAAGCCGCGCAGCTATTCAAAACTCGGAAGTACAGCGCAACATGGCAAGTGCTTTAGCCCAGTCTCAAGCACAAAACTTTTTACAGGCGCAGAAAGCGCAACTTGATCAAGCGGACGCACTTGGAACACTGGGGCTTCGGCAAGCGGCTCTGGGGGAACAGGCGCAAAATCAGGCGCTTACAGATATTACGGCGCAATATGAGTTTGGCAAGCAGCAACAAGCGTTTGATCAAGCTGGGTTAGAAGCTAAACGTCAAAGCGATTTAGCTCAACTCTACGAGCCTTACCAAAGATACGGGTTTCTTTCTGATATTTATAAAGGAGCCCCGACTAGTCAAATGAGTCTTACGTCGTCTACCGCCCCTAGCGTATCGCCGTTTCAACAGTATTTAGGGATGGGTATTGGTGCATTGTCCGCATATGGTGGGGCACAGAAAGCAGGGTTATTCTAGTGATGAACAGAAATATTATGCAAAGACAGATGTTTGCAAAAGGTGGGGCCGCTTTTCCTGATTTAAGTGGAGACGGCAGGGTTACTCGTAAGGATATCCTGATGGGCCGCGGTGTTCCTATGCAGATGGGCGGCGAGCCGCAGATGGCTGAACTCCAAGCGCAAGCTATGGCGCAGGGTGTTGGCTCCATGATGCCTCCTCCACCTGCCATGCCTCCGGCGCAAGGCCCAATGGGTAACGAAGAAGTCATGGACCCCGCAGTTGTAGAAGGTATGCTGATACAGGCTCAAGAAAACCTTGGTAATATTGATGAAGCAGAAGACTACGAAACAGTAATTAACGCTATTCGTGGTGAAGATGCTCCTATTTCAGCTAGATACGAAGAGCTTGCCGAAATTGTCGGTGAGGAAGACGCGGCTCAAACACCAGAATCTGTGTTGACTTTGGTACAACCGGCTATAGTAATGGGTGCGGTTGACCAAGGTATTGGTGGCTTGGCCGCCGAAGAGATGTCCGAACCTGTTCAAGGCGCTATGGCGCAAGGCATTATGTCAACCGTAGCTCCTCCACCAGAGCCTGCTATGATGGCTGCGCCGCCCGCGGCCCCCGGCCCTATGATGGACCCCGCAATGATGGGGGCTGGGCAGCAACCCCCCGTAAATTTTAACCAAGGCGGGCTGGTCCGCCGAGGCGACAACCAGCCGGTTCAAATGATGAAAGATGGCGGCGCTCCCGGTAAGTTCGTGCCTTATCTTTTTGGCGACGGGTATGAGAGCAGCCTAAGATTTTCTCCGAAATCTAGCCTTCCTATTTTAGATTCCATGATGTTGCAAAATATAGCGGAGTCACAAAATCAATCTGCGGCTAGGCAGGCTTTAAGCCCTGCTGCGGCGGCTAAACTGCCAACACCTGAACTACCTTATGACGAGCGTGTTCTAGCTGCGGCCAAAGGCGCAGAAGCACGTTACGCGGCAGCCGGTTTGGGCACTGCTGCGGAGCGGGCCGCGGACCTTGAAGAGCAGAGAAACCTGACACAAGCGCAGATGCTGTTTGATATTGCAAACACAGCATTAGCTTTTGCTGCGCCTATGGAAGGCGAACGGCCCGGGATGAGCCCCGCAGAACGCTTGGCTATGGCAGCGCGGACCACGCAGCTTCCACAGACTATAGGCGCACGAGCTCAGCAGCAGCTTGAGTACAAGCGGGCAGCAGAAAAAGAAGAGCGGGCACTCAAGCTTGCTGCGGTACAGCGCGGCGAAACACAGGTTGATGCTGAGATTGGTCGTGAAGAGGCTCGTAAGCTTCAAGAATTGAAAAACAAAACTACAGCGTTTAAGGCAACAAAGCCTTTTGTTACTACAAAACCTGTAGTTATTGATAAGAAAACATACCCAGCAGGCAGACTTTTAAACTTACGCCCCGCACAGGTTGCACAGATAGAAGAGGCTGACGCCTTAACGCCGTACAAAGCTGAAACTGGCGAGGCTGGCGCTAAAAAATCTTACACTGTGATTGAACCCATAAAGGTTGATGGCGTGTTACTAAAAAAAGGGGATGTGATTAATGTTAGCTCTGTAGAGGCCAATGATATTAAAGGCTTCAAAACTTCAGTTATTCCGTATAACGCTCCTTTGAAGCAGGGCGATGTAAACGTCTTAATGAAAAACGGCAAGCAAAAAGTATTAACTCCCGGCACTAAAGAATACCAGACAGCTATTGACGACGGCGCTCTCTTAACTGGTATGGCTAAAGTTCCGGAGACAGACCCCATCAATTTACGTATGCCAAACGGAGATATAAAGACCTTTGAAAAGAACAGCGATGAGTTTAAGGACGCTATTAAAGGCGGAGCGGTTCTATCTGGCGTGGTATCAGAAAAAGACCGTGGCCTTGTTAACATGATAGACCCGAAGTCAGGGGATCGTCAGTCAGTTGTAGAGTTTAGCGACGAGTATTATAGCCTTGCAAAAAAAGGGTTTGCCATAGGAAGCACTGTAGATGATCCGAAACCTGCTGCCACTAAATCTGTTAGAACCACGAAAAGCATTATTGTCAACGGTACTACTATACCCGCGGGCACGGCTGTTCTTCTATCTGACGCAGATATAGCTGCAGTACAGAAAGATTTTGGCGCAGACGTATTTGAAGAGGTTGCAGAAAAAGATAGGAACAAGCCTGTATCCCCATTTGGTTCGGGGTCCGCTGGAAAAGCCCTTAACTATTTTGTAACGGCAAAGGTTCCGGGCACAGATACTTTGGCACTAGACGCCTATGCGGACGGAGCAGATGACCCGATATTGGAAGCTCAATTCGCGGCGTTTACAAAAGTTACCACAGACGCAACTGGAAGAGCTCAGAAAAACGCTCTGCCACCATTTGTTGTAGACAAGATTAAAACGCGGGTTCTTGCTGGGGGTAAATCCCCTGTTCCGTTAAACACGTTAGGGTTAACTCGTGCTGAAAAAACTCGTTTGTTGCCGAGTCAAGATGTCCCACTTATTGATCCCGACACCAACAAGGTTAACATCGAAAGAGCTTTAGCTGACGGAACCTTTATTATAGACATTGGTGCCGATTTAACTCAAGCGACCGGCTTTACAAGCACCGTGGACCGTATTGCCAATGCTCTTGCGAATCAATTTGGTAAAATAGGCATTGGACCCGGTTATGCTGGTGAAGAAGCTCTTTTGACTACTTCGGCAGATGCTCAACTAAAAGAACTGGCTAGACGAACTATTGCCACTTTCCGTCCGGATACTCGCATATTTAAATTAGATGTTGAAGGGCTAGAGTCCCTAGTATCCGGGTATAGACCCGGCGGGTTTTCCTCGGACCAAGGCGCTTTAGCGGCTTTGAAAAAGACCAGAGACAGTTTAGCTTTAAATTACAAAAATGCTCTTGACGATTTACAAATGCACGACGAGGTTGCAGGGTCCTTATCCCCCGAAGACTATGGAATAGCCAGAACAGCAAAAAGAGACTTACGCCAATTGATTGCAGAGTATACAGCGGCTATTGTGGCGTTTGAGACAAGCATGAGGCCGGGTGGAGCAGTGAGTGCAGTTTCAACCTCGTCAAATATTACACCGACAGCCACGAGTACCTTACCTCGTGCGAGTCAATCTCCACCCTGACCTTAGGAGCTTTACGTGTCTGATTTAGAAATAGATAAAGTAATAGTAACTCCGGAATATATTGACGATTTCCGGTTACAGTTTGGCGAGGATGCTCCTAACGCTTTTGCGGCAGATTTAGTGGGAACTTTTCAACAAGATTTTGCAGCACAAGTAGCTGATGATCCAAATTTTTTAACTTTGGAAAGTATGAAAAACGGAACAGCAGGTTTTTTTGACAAACTTAGTCCAAACTATACGTTGCCCGTATTAGATTCCAGCGGTGTTGAAACACAAGTACCTATTCGGGATTTGAACGCTCAACAGCGAAAAGCTTTTTTTAACACAGACGATGCGGTAGCTGCTTTTTTTAGTAACGCCGAACCCGGCTCCTTACTTCGCAGTGGTGTAGGTGAGTTTCTAAAAACTGCTCCTAGTGTAGCCGGGGGGGTTAAAGCGGCAAAAGCTACGGCGGCTAGAACTTTTCGTACACCTCCTAAGTCTGTACGGGGGTTAGTATTAAAATCTATACCTCCAGCCGCTTCTTTCATTGCAGGCAGTATGTTATTGTACGAGGGAGCAGACTCTTTAGAAGAGCTTGCCTTGGGACCGGATCAAGTAATTCTTCCGGGCCACAAGTATGCCCATGAAATGGCAAGAACTGGAGGCGGCGGAGCAGCCGGTATTCAATTCCCATTTTTAATGAGTAAAGCTACTAGCTCTGCCGCAAGAAACGTCTTAGCTAATTTAGCGGAAGACGCACCGCGGCCCGCGGCTCTTCGTTTTACAGCTACTTTAGAAAAAATGATTGAAGACATGGGGGGACTTGCAAAAGGTTCTAAAACAGGGGCGGGGTTGACCATAGGGGCGGAAGGTATTGCCGTTGGTGGCGCATCAGTAGGAGCGGGATTTGCTGAAGACGTTTATCCCGGTCAAACAGGCCCTAGACTTGGTTTTGAGCTATTAGGCGGCGCAACTTTTGCTTCTTCTATTGGAAGACTTTTGCCTAAAGCTGTAGCTGGCATTAGAAGCAGTGGAGATGAAAGCGACAAATTTCTTGAAGAGATGATGACGGGCAAACAAGAGAAGCTGTTTACCAGAATTAAAGAGCTATACATAAAAAACGAGGGTAACTATGAGGGCATGATGGCCGACTTAGACAGCCCTGAAACAAACGCTATTTTGAAAGAAATTTTTCCTGATGTTGATTTTACCGCGGGTCAAAGGCTTGACGACAACACCGGTATTATTATGCAACTTGAAGCTAAGATGGCGGGGGAAACCCCTGATTTAGCTGCTGCTCGTCAAGTATCTCACCGGCAGGCAAAAAGTTTTTTTGAAAAATGGATTGATGGATTAAATTCAGACGGTTCTCCAGAAGCTTTGCGGACCGCAGCTATTTTAAGAAAGAACATGTTTACTGATCTACTGCAAAGGCGGCTCACTCTTGCCGTGGATGCAAGGGTCGCCGCTCGTAACCGTCTTCTTACTCGTGACGAGGCGAACGCACGGCCTGAATCTCAAAAAGTATTTGCAACACAACTTGCCGATACGCTTGACGCACAGTTAGAAATTGCTAGGCGGCAGGAACGAAAACTTTGGAAGGACGTTGGCGGATTTACGGTGTTTGACCCGCAAGACATTATAGACGGCGGGGATGTTCCACTGTTTATGTCTAGGTATGAAGAAGTGCTGGCAGATATACCCGAAGATTATCGTGAGGAGTTTATTGCAAGCGTTCCTTCTTTTCACAAGTTCTACCAAAGATCTAAAAGACGTTTAGGGATTGATATTCGTGATGGTATTAAAGAACAAAACAATATTATAGCAAGCGTAGACGCACAAGACAGCGGCCCTGTTTCTTTAATAAGAACTCAAATAGAAAACAACATTAGCGGTCAGCCCCTTCAGGCTCAAATAAACCGTATGGACGAATTAATTGCTGGTTTAGAAAACGGTAACTTTAAAGGAGATCCTAGGTTTAATCTAAGAGACCCTGTAACGGGTGCCGGGGACATGGAACCTAGAACTTTTCCAGTCAAAGGGACCGAAAAAGAAAACTATCTTAAAGTAGCTAGAGCTAAAAAGAAGCTTTTAGAGTTGGAGCAAGCTAGATTAGATCCCTCTAGATTAGAGCCCATCGGAGCAGACGAGTTATACAAAATCCGCACTGAGCTTTCTAATGATGCCAGTAACCTTTATAGTGGAGCTACCACCAGAAAAGGAACCGCTAATCAAGCTAGAAAATTAGGAGAAATAGCCGAGTCTATTTTAGATGATTTAAACGGTGTTCCTGATGGACTAAACGAAGCTTATGATAAAGCTAGAGCTTTTTCTTTTGCACTAAATGACGTATGGACACGATCTATTGCAGGTAAAGCTCGTGCAAAAACTGCGATGAGCGCAAAAAGAATACCTGTAGAATTGTTGACCCAACTATTTGTTAGAGGAAACCCGGACGTTACAGACTTACGTATTCAAGAGTTACAAGGCGTAGCTGAGTTTGCCGTTGAACAAGGGTTTGAAGGTGCAACCGGTGTGTTCACAACTCTTAATAACGTAATGGAAGGTGCTATTAGAGCGGCGCAGAAAAAAGTTATGAACTTTGAAACAGGGCAGGTAAACGCCGCTGCTCTAGAAGCTTTTAAAAGAGACAACGCTGATTTATTAGACCGGTTTCCAAATTTAAAAAGTGATTTAAATGATGTGGTAAGTGCTCAACGAACCTTTGAAGCTTACGATGCTAGAAAATCTTTTGGAAGAGATCTTGCGAACAAACAAAGCTATTTAGCGGCATTGATTGGTAACACTTCTCCAACAATGGCTATTAGCGAAGCCCTAAACTTTACACCTAAAAACGCTCAACTAGCAGACCCTATTGGTGGTTTACGAAGATTGTTTCGTTTGACCAGTGTTAAGTTTAAAGGTCCTGACGGAAAATTGTTACCTTTTGAAGAGCAACAGAAAATATCGAAAGGTGTTCAAGAGGGGTACTTAAACGCTATTCTTCAACACGCTGCAATGAAATCGGGCATAGAAGGTAAAACATACGATCCTATAACTTTTCATAGAACACTTTTTTCACCATTGCCCGGACAGGGCGCAGGCAAACTCTCTTTAGTAGATTTAGCCGAGAGCTATGGTATAATGGATAAGCAGCAGATACGCAGAATTAGAACTATATCTAATCAAATGGTAAAGTTAGCCGCTGCGGATGCCGCTGGAAATTTAGATGATCCGGAGCTAATTAAACAATCTGGTCCTATTTTTGATTTCTATTTAGGTATGGTGGGTCTCGCTGGAGGCACAAAGGTTTATCAAGGTCTAACTGGAGGCACCGGAGGCACGGCTTCGATTAGTGCTGCGGGATTTGGTAAAAGCTTTATTTTGGATTTATTTAAAACTGCGCCCGCCTCTAAACGAGCAGAA